AATGGTATTATAACAAAAACACCGCAAGAGTATCAACAAAAAATCACTAGTGCAGGTGGTATGTCAAATTATGGTAGAAATCAATATCAAAAAGATGTAGGTGCTTATTATGGAAAAGGTGTGGCCGAAGGTGACAACATGAGTACATTTGAAGAAGATCGTGAATTGGCCGAAATGCTCAAATATGCTGGCGTACCTGTGAAAGAAAGTGTGTTGACAGATAGTACAGGCAGCACCCTGGAACACATCAAAGACACATTCCGACGTGACGTCAAAGACTTCACTCAAACCGGTGACATGAGCGATGCACTGTATGATGCGCTGTATGACTACTACTTTGATGACATGCCCTATGGCACAAAGAAAGCCAGAGATGGTGATCCTCATGAGTGGGTCAGCGATCGCTTTGCTCAAGACATTGGTCTGGACGAAGGTTGGAAAGGTGCATTGGCCGGCGGCCTTGCTGGCGCAGGACTAGGCAGTGTGGTTCCAGGACTGGGCACATTGGCCGGTGGCATTGCTGGTGCTTATGCAGGACACAAAATAGGTGACCAGGGAATCAGTGATCCCACTCCGGACAAGACACCGGCCAATGTGCCCAGTGCTGCCAAACCACAAAGAAATCCACCAATCAAAATCACTGCGGCTGATAGACTTGCAATGCCCAGTGGCCCCCGCAAAGCATCATTCCAAAAGACAGTGGCCGAAGGCTCGTGCAACATGACCATGGAAGGTGACTACTGCCCCGAACACGGTCTAGCCGAATGTGGTGGCATGTACGAAGATGGTGGTGCAGTGGGCATGCCCTACAGCATGGGCGAAGGCACAGACGATCCAATCAACAGCAACTCAGCAATGACCGGAAGTTACTATGAAGGCAAAGAAACCGAAATACAAGAAGGCGATGCACTTCTGGCAAGAATAAAATCACTAGCTTTGCTCAGATGATATAAATACACTTGACACGTAGACAGAAAGCGCATATACTACTACAGTGTTTGCGCTTTTTTGTTTGTGAGTCACAGGCAACAGAGATCTAAACATTTAGATAGGCAACATAACATAGGCAACTTATTAAGGAGAAAAACTATGGCATCATTAGCAGAAATCAGAGCAAGACTACAGGCAGCAGAAGGCAACAAAGGTGGCGGACAAACAGGTGGAGACAACTCCATTTACGCTCACTGGAACATGGAAGAAGGACAAAGTGCAACACTGCGATTCCTTCCCGATGCAAATACAAAAAACACATTTTTCTGGCAAGAACGAGCAATGATTCGTTTACCATTCGCTGGCATCAAAGGCGAAGGGGATTCCAAACAAGTGTACGTGCAAGTACCTTGTGTGGAAATGTGGGGCGAAGCCTGTCCCATCTTGGCAGAAGTGCGTACCTGGTTCAAGGACAAGAGCCTTGAAGAAATGGGTCGCAAGTACTGGAAGAAACGCAGTTACATCTTTCAAGGCTTTGTGCGTGAAAATCCACTGAGCGAAGACAAGACTCCAGAAAACCCCATCCGACGTTTCATCATCGGACCACAAATCTTTGCCACCATCAAAGGTGCGCTGATGGATCCTGAACTGGAAGAAATGCCCACAGACACCCTGCGTGGCTTGGACTTCCGTATCACCAAGACCAGCAAAGGTGGCTATGCTGACTACAGCACTTCAAAGTGGGCACGTAAGGAATCAGCATTGACCGAAGCTGAACAGGCCGCAGTTGCCACATATGGTGCGTTTGACTTGAGCACATTCCTGCCCAAAAAGCCAGGCGATGTTGAGTTGAAAGTGATCAAAGAGATGTTTGAGGCATCAGTAGACGGACAACCTTACGACACTGAACGCTGGGGGCAGTACTTCCGTCCTGCAGGCGTACAAGCACCTGGTGGGGCCGGAGCCGCACATGTGGATGAGGACGCACCTGCACCAGCAGCCAAGCCCGCACTCAAAGTGGCAGCGTCTGCACCAGCAGCAGACAATGGTTTTGATGACGACGACACTCCTGTGGCAGTCGCACCAGTGGCCAAACCTGCGACCTCAGGGCAAAATGCCCAGGACATCCTGGCCATGATTCGTAGCCGACAAGCCAAGTAATGCTTACAGCTCTGGATACAGAGCTGTTTCCTGAACTTTGTGAAGTGGTAGAGATACCACTTCACAATCAATGGGTTTATCTAATTCAGAAAAACGGAAGCAGCAGTTTGCGGATTCAGCAGTCAAGAGACAATCTTGCTGTGTTCACCAATAACGAAATAAGTGCTCTTGATTATGTAGATGTGTATGTGCGTAATCCCAGAGCCAGGTATGTTAGTGGAATCAACACTTACTTGCAACATCTTCAACGCGACCACCCTGAGTTAGATTATTCAACTGCATTTTGGTTTGCCAGACGCTACAATTTTTTAAACACACATTATTTGCCACAATTTCATTGGCTGGCAAATCTCAGCAGGTACTTACGCACGGATACTAAAATACGATTTAGAAATTTTCAAGATTTTGGTATAATCACCAACATGCGTGACCGCGCAGACGTAATACCTTCCGGTGCCGACTTTGTAAAAAAATTATTCAAAGACAACAAAGATATTGAACTTTGGCTATTTTTAGATCAAATACTGTTGGATCTTGCTGGACAAGAATTGACCTGGACCGAATTGTTACAGCATTACAATACCAATCATCCTGACGTTATAAAACATGTATTGCCCAAGACTTGATCATTTTGTAAGATTCAATCCTGAAGGCACAGTGAGCCGATGTGGTCACATGATCTCTGCACCACAATTTGAATCTCTAGCAGATATGGATGCCAGCGAATGGTTGCGTAATATCAAATCAAATTTTGAACAACACATATTCCCCGACGAATGTCAACGTTGCCAGCAGACTGAACAAATAAATGGTACCAGCATTAGACTCAATGCTGTAAAGTTTGATCAACAGCAACACAAAAACGATTACTTGATAGTAGGTGGCGTACTAGACAATGTGTGCAACAGTGCCTGCTTTACTTGTAACCCTGAACTAAGTACAAAAATTGGTAGTTTGTATTCTACCACATACTCCATTATAGATAATTCAAATCGTTTTTGGGCATTACCACTTGATAGAGTTGTGCATTTAGACATCAACGGTGGCGAGCCCAGTGCAAGCAAGAACTATCAATATTTGCTGAAACATGTGCCAGACAATGTCAAAAGTGTCAGGATCAACACCAATTGCTCCGCAGTCATTCCTGAAATTGAACAACTGCTGGCCCGTGGCATCCAAGTCACGGTGACTGTGAGCTTGGATGGAATAGATGATGTGCATGATCTAGTTCGTTGGCCCATTAAATGGGATCGATTCTATAAAAATTTAATGACCTACAAAAACATTTCTGAGTTGAACTTGAATACATGGACCACGGTCAGTGCATTGAACATTGGCGATTTTGATAACATTTGTGCATTTGTCAAAGAACACAGCATTGATCATTCCTATGCACTGTTACATGAACCAGATGTGTTGAATGTCAAACACGTGAATTCTTTTACACGTGACCATCAGGCAGTGATACCTGGTGAGGTGGCTGTTGGTAAAAATAACCAGTCTGATATTGATGAATTCATGTTCAAACAAAAGCATCTAAGAGGTATGGTGTGAACTGTTACAAAAAATTCCCTTGTGATAACATGCAAATCATTGTTGATGGTGTGTATGATTATATCATCACACAAACTGACTTGTTGGCTGGGGAAAACTTTGGTTGGCATTTTGTTGATTGTATTGCTTTGCTCAAACATGTTCCTGAGCTGTTGAGTTTTTTTAAACAACACGACTTGAAACCAAGGCATGCAGCCATAACTATTGTAAGAACCGACAATGATCTTCCTAGACACATAGACGAATTGCCAGTAGTGGCAAAATTAAATATGCCAATTCGAAATACTCAAGGTTGGGCAAATAGATGGTACAACGGTGACACAGTTATAGCAGAAATACTTGACCTTGATTGTCCAATAGTGTTTAACTCTCAAATTGAACACAGTGTTGAACGCACCACAGCCGATGTATTTCCTCGTTTGGTAGCAAGTTTTACTTTTTACAATGAACCCATGGACTTATTAAAATGAAAATAGCAATTACAGGACACACAGCAGGCATTGGGCAAGCATTGGCTCGAGTGTATCAATCACAAGGGCATGAAGTAGTTGGTCTTAGCAAACGTGATGGACACAACATTCGGAATGTTTCCAAAATAATCTTACACATTGAACCTTGTGATATGTTTGTGAACAATGCACAAGTTGGCTTTGCACAAACTGAATTGTTGTTTGAAATGTATCGATTATGGAAAGGTCAAACAGGTAAATGCATCATAAACATCAGTACTATAATGACTACTGAACCAGTCAGCACATTGCCGGGCATAGATATGATTGCTTATAGAAATCAAAAAATTGCCTTGGAAGAAGCACATCGGCAGCTACAACATTTACAAGATTGGCCAAAACTGGTATTAGTTAGACCTGGAGCAGTGGCCACACAACCAGGGCAAGTCAGTCCCATGCCATACGCCAACGTTGATCGCTGGGCGCAAACAATGGTGCATATTTTGGATACCGCTGGTACAGAGTTGGATGTGACTGAATTGTCGCTGGGCGTGAATTATGAACAGTAAGGAATACTTGACCAATCGTGCATTTTGTCCTGTGCCATGGACCAGCATCATGTATAACTTTAACGGCACGGTCAAGAATTGTATTCGCAGTGCCCGACCTATTGGCAATATCAACGACAATAGTATTGAAGAAATACTCAGCAACGACCATGCAATCAAATCTGACATGAGGACTGGTAAAAAGTTTAATCGATGCAATCCCTGTTATGATCTAGAACAAAAACAAAACAAATTTGATATCATAAGTGATCGAGTGTTTTATCTTAAAGAGTTACGAGACGTTGATAATACTCTGTACGACACCATGAACTTTGCCTTGCACACTGTGGACATCCGATGGAGCAATCTTTGTAATTTTGCTTGTGTGTATTGTTCATCAGAATTCAGTAGCAAGTGGGCCAGTGAAGAAAATATCAAGAT